TGATTTTTAATCTTTTCGGTAATTGGCCTCGCATGGTGGGTATTCTTGAAAATGAACTACCCGATGCATGGAAGCAGATTAATGCAAAAGCAGAGCCTGCTCCTGCGCCTAAAGCGGAGCCAAAACCCGCCCCTAAGCCTAAAGCAGACCCGCTTGAAGCTTTGAGCAAAGCTGCAGAAGCAGAGAAGAGTGAAGACTAATGGAAAAAATCTTTAATCTCACTTCTACCTTTAAGGCTTTGGATGAGGACGATTCTGGGGTCAGCATCTCTGGTTACGCAAGTACCAAAGATTTTGACCGTGCAGGAGACACCATTCTTCCGGAAGCTTGGGCAAAAGGTGGACTAAACAACTTTGAAAAGAATCCTATCATTCTATTCAATCATGACTATAACAAGCCTATCGGCCGCGCTACAGGACTTAAAGTCACTGAAAACGGGCTTGAAATGAAGGCTAAAATTTCAAAGTCTGCGCCCGATAGTGTGGCTCAGCTAGTTAAAGAAGGTATCCTTGGAGCTTTTTCTGTTGGTTTCCGAATCAAGGATGCTGATTACCTCGAGGAAACCGACGGACTAAAGATTAAGGATGCTGAGTTGTTTGAAGTATCAGTTGTATCGGTACCATGCAATCAAGCAGCAACTTTCTCTCTGGCGAAATCTTTTGACTCAATGGATGAGTACGAAGAATTCAAAAAAACTTTCAAAAATAGTGTAGATCTAGCCGGTCAGTCTCTGGCTAAAGATGAAGATTCATTAGTAGCTAGTGATACACCGGATGGAACTGAAAAGTCAGTTCAAAAGGAGATGACAATGTCGGAAGTACAAACTCCCGAAATCGACCTGGACGCTTTTGCTAAGAAGGTGGCAGAAGAGACTGCTGCTAAGATTGCAATCCGTCAGGCGGAAGAAAAAGCAGCCGCTGAAGCTAAAGCTAAAGCAGCTCAAGAAGAAGAGGCAGCCAAGGCTGCTCAAGAAGCTGAAGTCAAGACCGCAATTCAGACAGGCATTGAGTCTGGTGCTGAGCGCCTCTTGGCGGACGTGCAGAAAGAGCTTAACGAGAAGAACTCCAACATGGAAGAAACTCTTGCTAAGTATAAGCGTGAGCTTGAAGAGAAGTCTGAAGAAATCGCTAAAATGCGTGACTCTAAGCGTGTATTCGCTGACCGTTCTGAAAAGCAAGACATCACTAAGTGGGGCCGGGATTTCCTGACTGCTCATATGCTTGGTGTGATGACTCGCAAAGGCTGGGATACTCAGTTTGCTCAAGACCTTCAGCAGAAAGCAGGTATCAACTACACTGCTAACGCTGCCGATATCGACCAAGAAGTTTCTTCTTTGATCGAAAAGGAAATCATGAACGAACTGAAAGTTGCTCGTTTGTTCCGTGAAATTCCTGTGAATGGCGGTGCGACTGTTCTGCCTATCCAGACAGATGCTGGCAAAGCTGCTTGGGCCGCTGACGCTACTTCTGGTAACCTGGAGAACCGTCCTCAAGTTACTGCTAACCAGTACAATGCTAAGCAAGTTGTTCTCAACGCTTACCGTCTGGTCTCTAGCACGTTCATGAACAACGACGTTGACGAGCAAGTCCTCATTAACTTGATGCCTATGCTTGTTGAGTCTGTTGCACGTGCACACGGTCGTGCAGTGGAAGACGTTATCATCAATGGTAACGGCACTATCTCTGGTCTCGACAACTTTGCAGCTGCATATGACCCCGGTACGTTCTCGCTTGCCGCCGGCACTCGCCTAACTTCTGGCATGTTGCTTGGTGCTCGTGAAGCAATGGGTAAGTATGGTCTTGCTCCTGCACAAATGGCTTACGTTGTTAGCCAGCAGAGCTACTTCGACCTTCTGAACGATGCTAACTTCCAGACTCTGGATGAAGTTGGTTCGGACCTCGCAGCACGCGTTGTGGGTACTGTCGGTGCGGTTTACGGTTCGCCCGTTATCGTTTCTGAAGAGTTCCCTGCAGAAGCAGCAGGTGCGCCTGCAGCGTTCGCTTGCT